ATTGGATAAACTCCTAACTGGTATGGGACAAATTCATGCCTAAGTTCAAATTTCATTAAATCATTTTGTCCAGCAGGATGTGTATGATATATAGATTCACAATAATCTTTATTTAGTCTACTAGCAATCATATATAACTCAAGACTACCACCATTCTCCACTATCTGCCTTGATGATATATATGATTCTTTCACCATTCTAAAAAATGAATCAGTATTCACCGGTTCCACAGCTGCTATGGCAAACTTGAAAACCACCGGATACATTGTCATATTAGATCCAAACAATGAATTGAATTCATGGACTAACATGGATATGGAACTTTTACCATTTGAAGTCCATGCATTCATCACCCTCTCAACCACCTCCTGTGCTTTCATGAATAGGTTTATTCTTTTGATAACGGTTTTTTTATTATCCAGTTTCATGGAATGTGCAGTGTATGAATCATCAGAAGAAACTAAATCTCTCCATTCTCCTGGGTTCATACCAAATTTTCTACACAATCTCTTAAACACTTCATCCCTCAAACTAATGAGACATAAATGAAAATATGATGATGTATAATGTAAGATGCCTTGACCCATATTGGATTCATTAGGGTAGCTGGTCTTCTTTGTCCTCAGGAATAATTCTTTTAGTTTCTGCAAGTTTGGATCTTGTAGATGCTGTAAATCATTCTCCAGATCATTCATCCAGACTCTCATCAATCTTTCAGGGAGCATAAATTCCTTATTTGAGTGGCTTATGAGACTAATAACAATGAATCGGAACAATGAGGGGTAATGTTTCTTGAATGGTAAGAACATATATATGAATTGGATTGGCATGAATGATGGGGCCCATTTTGTCTTGTCAAAATTATAGTTCATAGTCACTTTTTTTCCTGAACCTCTCTTCAACTGCCTCAACAAGTCTCTCATCAATGAAAATTTCTTATCACCATGTGTTAGCATCTCTCGATCATCATCTGAGCAAATAACCCTGGAGAAAGATTCTAGAATATTGATGAGAACTCTTTTATGGATATCTAATATCAGTATTTCCCTTACACCACCTATTTGATTCTTCTTAAAGACTTGAAATCTTATTGGGTCATATATGTGGCCTCTAATTAGATCAAAGCTTTTCTTATAACCTGCCTCCATTAATTCTGCAACACCTTCAATACATCTCCTACGCCTATTTTGATTACCTCTATCTGCAGATATTTTATGTTTCTTATCATGTGATTCTTGTGCTTTCTTTTCATTATTGTTGGTCATGTAAACTTTCTGATTATATATTGGATTTTCAAATGTTGAGCTAGATTTGAATGTTGCAAATTGATCAATACTCTTGTTGATGTAAGAACTATGAGATGCTATCTTATGAGCAACACCACTATTGGCCTTATTGAATTTTGAAACTGATTGTAGCTTGGATCCTATTATTATTGCTCTTCTAGAGAATTGATTCTTATGTGGATTGTCTATCATCTCAATGGCATCATCAATGTCACCACTATGTAGTCCAACATGTAGCCCAGTTCTGGATTTCACCTCTTTCAAACACTCTTCACCTGCTAATATCTTGGATAATATCTGGAAACTTGCATGTGTTGGATCATCTTGGTTTTTATTAAATAACATGCAGAAATACATTTCACACAACATCTGCTTGAAGTTAATCTCAGGACCATCAGTTAAGATCCTAGGCATCATGATCTTCGATCCTGAAAATTTGTCAAATGTGTCACCAGTGCCAGCCTCAACATTCAGTTTACCAAAATCTGAATTTAGTATGGATTTCCTAACTTCTGGATTATTTGCATACTTAATGATCCTTGTTAATAAGTATGATTGAAGAGGTGTTCGTATTGGCTCTTTGAACTTATCAAATATGTCTTGATAATACACATACATTGACAGTATACTCATTATAAGATATCTGATATCTTGTAACATCTTACTGGTGGATCTTTTGTTTTCCATATATATCATTATGATTATACCCAGGGTGTTGGAATGAACATCACACATACCTTTGGCTATGGTCATATCACTCAATGATGAATAGCAAGAGTATGCCATGAATATTCTATCATAACATCTAAGATAATGATCCAATCTATTGGCATCAGTTGATAGCCATGTAGAGTGATACACTTTCTTGTCCATGACTATCTTCTTGAATACCCATGATCTAGATAATCTATCATCAGCATTGAAGAACTCCTTTTCTAGGATCAATTTGAACCATATTATTGATAGATTTTCACCAGTTCTTAACTTGGGCCCAGGAAACAGTACCACTGAGAGTCCTTGCACACCAGTTGGCTTCATGACATAACATCTTCGCCTTTCATTACGTAATGCATTGATGTTGATTTCTCTGAAAATTGATTGACAGATTCGTACATATTCTAAACCTCTACCGGTGATCTTAATTGCATCTTCATTGTAGTCAATTTGTGATAGTAGCAATGAGGTCTTATATATCTCATTATCTTGAATTTCTTGATTCAGAGGTAACCAATGATTTTTCCACTTGAGTGCAGCATCAATATGTGGTTTACTGCCTTTGATAACATATGATCTTCTCCCAGGTCCCTCTAATGCTATCTGTGCCTTGAGCTGTGCTTCAATCTTTAGTCTGGATATGGGCCCTTCCATCTTTGATAATGCAGTCAAGAAAGGATCATTACTCTCCACCAATAGACTTCTAACTCTCTGAAAATTTTCTTCATCAGAGAAGGTTGTTCTTCTACTACTATCAATTTCAATTCTTTCAAAATATGGTAATGGCATAAAGGATCTATCTGGCAGATTGTTGACCTTCTTATTCTCATCATGAAATTTGATTAAATCATCAGATGCAATTTTGAGATCCTGATTCTTTGTCAATTTTGAATCAATTTTGATGGCCTTATCAACCAACATATCAATGAAAGAATCATCGAATTCAGTAATCTTGGAGTCCTCATCAGATTTTAACACATTCTTAATGTCATCATCATCAATAAATGTTTTATTAGCACAACTATGGTGATATCTTATAATATCATCATCACTGAACCCAAAATCAACAGTTTCTATCATCAAGCCTTTGAATTTTGCCAGCCATTCAGCACCCATTTCAGAATCATTAATCAAATACAAGATGGAATCAACTTTCTCAATAACATAATAAATAGAATCTATCAATTCTTCATTGAATTTGTATTCCTCTTTCAAAAACTCAATATCCGGCAATGAAAAAGAAGAATTGATTACTATCACTTCTAAATCCACCTCATACCCTCCTGCCCTAAGTATATCACATAATAACTTGTATTTTGTTATCTTAGGTGCATCTGCTAGTCTAATTCTTGATATTGTCAATTCACTGATCTTTATCCTGAGATTGTCCTTTAGGAATATATCTGGAGTCTGATTCTTGATCAGGTGGTAATGTTTATGTTCAGTAACTAGATTATTTAGATCAAAATCTTTGATGGGCTTCTCTCCAAAGGGTATATCTCTAAATTCACAGATTAACCAATGCACAACATCATGCCTTAATTTATAAATATTATGGTATTCATTATAAGTTCTTATATCCTTTGCTACTATGGTTCCAGTTAAAATATTTTTGATCTGCTTTCTATCCAATGATTTACCAATTGACATATGTTCAGACAGTCCATCCAAATCAGTTCTTCTAAGCTTTAAATTATACATGAGAGG